ATTAAATCTCATTTACGTCCGCGAGAGATCTTAGGTAACCATCAATATAGGCGTGAACATAATTGTAGATCTCCGCTTTTGTGCCACGCCCCGAAACATTATGAGTCCCTGAGCCAACGTCACACATGCGTATGAGTCTGTATCCGCCATACGATTGATCTAGGTGGTAGCAGTTGGCTTGTGGCTGATATTTGCCCCCAGAGTCTTTGAGGTATGTTTGAGTGGGTGAGCCTGTGATCTGATTTAGTCTCAATATCGCGCTGTTAAGATCTGACATGGTAATTCTCATTGTAATACTCCTCAGTCCCGCAAGTGGGACACAAAGGGTAGAGCAATGTGCATGCCAAAAAATTGTGCTATAACATCAAGAACAGACTCCCAACACAGTGATCAGGGATTAAACAGTGTCATCTAAAAAACAGCCACATCAAAAAAAGAGAGGCCCCAAGCCAAGGCCAATAGATTCAGAGAAGGCTTATCAGGTAGCGAAATTGGGAGCTGATCAAAAGGAGCTGGCTGAGTCGCAAGATAGGAAAGACACTGGGAAATTTGCCAAATTGCTAAAAGAGCAGGAAGAATTAGGCAGTGCTATAAAATTGGCTAGGGAAGAATTGAAGCAAGAACATGAAACAAGGGCGATTCCAGCAGCAACTAAAGCTCTTTTGGCGATGCTTAATGACCCAAGCCACCCAGGGCACACGGCAGCAACTCTCTTTGTTCACAAGACCATGCTTGGATACCGTGAAGGCGTGAAACATGAAGTATCTGGTGAGGTTTCACACGTACATTCCCTCAGTCCAGAGGATAGAAGTAAGCGCATTGCAGAGCTCAGGAAAGAGCTAGATAGCGCAGTTGATGTAGAGTTAGTGGAGAGTAATGAATGAAACCACCAATCAGCTACTACGGCGGAAAGCAACGTATGAGTCCAAAGATTGTGCCGTTGATTCCGCAGCACACGGTCTACGTTGAACCGTTTGCTGGTGGCGCGGCGGTGTTTTTTGCGAAGCCGTGGCCACAAGTGACAAACACGCACTACTACCGCGAAGTGCTGAATGATAAAGACCAGCGCATCATTAACTTTTACCAACAGCTACGCGATAACGGACAAGCCTTGTGCGACAAACTAGCGTTGACGCTATGCAGCGAAGCAGAACACAAACTATCGAAAGACTTAGACTGTGAAGACAAGTTAGAAGCTGCAAGACGTTATTACATCAACAGTCAACAAAGTTTTTCAAATAGGTTAAATGGTGGATGGCGTCGAGGTGTTTACGGCCGAAATAGCGCAGCAACGTGGGCAAACAAAGTTAATCAGTTACCAGAATACATTGACCGCATGGCAAGCGTTTTTATCGCCTGTGACGACGCGTTGAAAATCATTCGACAGTGGGATTCACCCCAGACGTTCTTTTATTGCGATCCGCCATATCCCGACTCGGAACAGGGGCACTACGCAGGTTACACGATTGCAGACTTCCAAGCTTTGGTTGATACGCTGAAGGACGTGCAAGGCAGTTTCATATTGTCCAATTATGACCAGCCAGACGCTAGCATTCCGGCAGACTGGGAACGGTTTGAGTTTGAAGCTACAGCATCAAGTGGTCGCCGTGTTGGATATGACAGGTCAAAAAAGATGGATGAAAGCGATCAGAACAGAAAGCGCACAGAAGTAGTCTGGCGTCGGTTTAATCGTGTTCCTGTCCGTGAGGAAATACAGAAGCTGTATAACTCCGGTGCATATGATTGCTTTGCGAAGCCAACTGAGGAGCTGTGGCAATGACACCAGCGGAACGTGAAAGGAAGGAAAAAGAGCTACTCGCTCTCTTAGAGATAGAGGCAAAAGAGCGCAAACGACTTGCGTTCAAGCCACAGTTATTCGCTCAGCAGGCTGCTTTCATCAAAGACCCACGCAAGCTCAAGGCTGCTCTGTGCTCTAGACGTGCAGGTAAGTCACATATGGCGGGATGTTACGTCATTGCGGAGGCCCTGAAACATCCTAGATCAACTGTTCCATACGTTGCTCTCACTCGTGGTCACGCAAAGCGCATCATGTGGAAGACACTTTTAGAGTTAACAAGGCCTTACAATCCACAAGTAAACCTGACAGAACTGCGTATTACCCTCTCTAATGGCTCAGATATCGTCCTAGCAGGGGCTAACGACGAAGCAACAGCTGAGGTATTCCGTGGTCAAAAGTTTCCTCTGGTGGTCTTGGATGAGTGCGCCTCTTTTAGATCACACTTTAGGGAGATGGTCGAGGAGGTCATTGAGCCCGCTTTGATTGATTACTCCGGTACTCTCGCAATGATAGGCACACCTTCGGCAGCATGTAGAGGTCTATTCTTCGATGCTACCACCTCTAAAGACTCTCCATACTCAATTCACAAATGGACTATCTTAGACAACCCCTTCATTCCACATGCTAAAGAATGGCTAGAAGAACGTATGAAGGAACGCAACTGGACAATGGAGACACCTGCTTACCGTCGTGAATGGCTTGGCGAATGGGTGGCCTCAACCGACTCTCAGGTATATGCCTTCAGTCGTGACAAAAACCTCGCTAGATCAGGCATCCCTCAAAAACTCGACTATATCTTGGGAATTGACCTTGGCTACGATGACGAGACTGCATTCGTAGTAGTAGGCTATCATCCTAATATTAGAGAGATGTTCGTTGTTGAAACGTACGCTAAGAGTGAAATGACAATCACCGATATTGTCCGTAAGATCGGAGACTTTCAAGAACGCTACAAGTCTTTTAATAGAATAGTGTGTGATACAGGGGGCTTGGGTAAACAGATAGCTGCTGAGATCAGGAAACGCTATGGCGTAGCACTCTTCCCTGCTGAGAAGACTCAAAAAGCTGAGTTCATTCAACTCCTTAATGACGATCTTAGATCTGGCAGGGTGTTAGTTAACCCTATTGAGATCAATTTCATCGAAGAAATAACAGCCCTTCAATGGGACGAAGAAAAAGAAGGCCGATTCATCGAAGATCCGAGGTTTGCTAACCACAGGACAGATGCCTTTCTTTACGCTTGGCGTGAATCACTCCATTACCAATCCAAGACACCTGAGAGCATTCCACCAGTCAATTCAGAGGCTTGGTTCAAAAGACAAGAAGATCAAATGTTACAAGATGTGATCCGTCAATTCGAGGATGAGAAGAAAAAAGAGGAGTTTCTGCTATGATCGATTCACAGCAATTACGAGAGATATGCGAAGTCTGTAGGAAGTATGGTGTCGATGTCTTTAAGACAGAGAGTCTCACTTTACAATTTTCACCATTGGGTATGCCTGACTCAATGGCTGAATCTAAATCGCTCCTGCCGGATATTCAGTCATATCAGAGCCTTCGAGAATACGACTCATTACACGGAATACCTTCACTCCATGAGGAAATCTGATCATGTTAATTCAAGGAAAGCAGTGGTACGACGAGGATCTAACCGAAAAGCAAAGGTCTGAATATCTGTTCGGGCTCATGAAAACACTCGACACAAATCAGATGGGTGTCCAGCAAAACAACTTGAGATGCTTGAGGCTGTACAACAATCAGGAGATCACAGGACTCTCGATTGCTAACTACGTGCTGAGCTCAACGCCTGGAAATATTGGAGTTGCTAGGCAAAATAGGCTCACACTCAATGTGATCAAGTCTAGTATCGACACACTCATTTCTAAGATGGCAAAGGACAGGATAGCTCCCACATTCCTGACTTCAAACGCTCCGTGGACAAAGCAACGACAAGCTCAAAAGCTCACCAAGTGGATGAAGGGAGCTTTCTACGGTGCGAGGGTACACGAGACTGCTCCACTAGCTCTCAGGGATGCTTGTATCTTCGGAACGGGCTTTGTGAAGGTCTATTCAGAGAATGATGAGATCTGTGCTGAGCGAGTATTCCCAGATGAGATACTCGTAGACCTTAATGACGGCTATTACGGCAAGCCTGAGTGTATGTATCAACGCAAGTTTGTGTCACGCTCTAGCCTGCTTAAAAAGTTCAAGGGCGATGTAGATAAAGAAGTCATCATTAAAAAAGCAGCAACTATTCAGGGCGCACAAATCGGTAGCTCTGTAGACGTTGTGCAAGTGGTTGAGGCTTGGAGACTGCCTAATGCTGACACGCAAGGCGGCAAGCACATGATCTGCCTCGATTCAGGCTGCCTCATTGAAGAAGAATACAAGAGACACACATTCCCATTTGCGACCATTCGCTACACGGTTCAGCCTGTGGGTTATTTCGGCAGCTCTATTACTGAAGACCTTTTGGGCATTCAAATTGAGATCAATCGACTTGCGATGCACATTCAGCAGTCAATGAGACTTATCTCCAATCCGAGAGTGTTCATTGAAGAGGGTTCCTCTGTTAACACCAACCAACTCACAAACGAGATTGGTGGCATTGTTAAGTTCCGAGGCACACCACCAGTCATCCAGAGCGCTCAGTCTGTTCATCCTGAATTGTTTCAGCAGCTCAACATGCTCTACAACCGAGCCTATGAAGTAGCTGGTATCTCGCAACTAGCAGCAGCCTCAAAGAACATC